GTCAGGCCTTCCCGCGCCGAAGAAATCTGAGCAATGGTTTTTTCAAGCGATCGCTCTGAAACTTGTTGGTTTTCGGCATATACCCAGTCATTGGATGCCAAATCCCACACCCACCATCCGTCTTTCGAATGGTCAGCATTTCCATCAACGATCCCTACTACAGCATCACGGCTTTGCGGATCTGCCAGCATGTCTTCGTATGCCGTGGGGCCAGAGTAATACTTATTGTTGAGGTCGCCGCCCAGATCGGCGGCCGTCTGGAGCATTTCAGCGTTGGCAGCATCGCGAGTTGAGTTGACGGCGGTCTTCGCAGCAGCAACGGTCGGGTCAACTTCAGCTATAGCGGTGGCAATCAGCGTGTTGAGCCTAGCAATCGAGTAACGACGGACGCCAAATCGATCAGTAAACGAAAGCGCCGTGCCATTCATGGCGATATCAAGATTGTGCGCGTTATCAGACAGATCTTTCGGGCTTGAAGAGCCCAGCGGGTTTCCGGTGTTAAAGGCCATGTATGAACTCCAGGCGCAGGGAATCGCACGGCGCATAGGGCCGTGTGCAAAATGGTTTTGGTTTAAATTCCGGGAGAGCTGGCTATTCAGGCCATTCGCTGTTGACTGCTACGTCGATGATCGGCGAGCCAATAAAGATGTCGGGGAAGTCGCTCCAACCGCCGCGCAAGATTGGCCGCTCCCACAGCTCAAGGCTCGCGCTGAATGACCAGTGATCGACGCCGAACAGGGTCGGGCCTTCGTAGATATCTACGAACTTGGCTTTGTATCTGCCCATCCCGCCGGGAACCAACAGTGGGCATTCAAACCACGCTTCGCCCGAGTTGAGCTGTTCTTCATACCAGGCTTCAAACAGCAATGCCTGAGGGGTGTCGAACATCCAGCGCACAGAGGCCACCGTCGGCACGCTTTTATACGCCCGGCGTGTCTGGGTTCGCCCTGACATCTTCGTAGAACGGCGCAAGGGGCTGGTAGGCGTGAAGCCATACCCATCGCGCAAAGGCGACGGCAGTCCGGCCGGGTACGCAACCAGCGGTATTGGGTCAGCTAGGGGCATAATTGTCGTCGTCCGCGTAGTAGTCGTCCCGGTACTCAATCGCGCTGAAATCGCACGTCCCGTCATCGCCTGGGCTGATCTCACTCATCATCGAGCTGTAGCCAACCCTGGTTGAAGCGGCGAAAAGTAGGCGTGCCGGCTCAATCGACAGATCGGTGACCAGGTCGAAGTCAAGATCAGCCGCGGCGATGCTCATTGTGTATTCACCGGTTTGGGTCGGCACGATCAGCGGTGTGGCAGTACCGTCGTGACGACGGATCATGATCCGAGGGTTTTCGACGTTCCAATCCAGTGGCTCGCTGACCTCCAGAACAATCGTGTCGCCCGCATCTTCTGCGCCAACGATCAGCGCTGACTGACTGGTGCCGGGAATGTCGTCAGCCAGCACGACGTGGTCGAAGCGTTCATAGCAGAGCGCCTCCAGATCAGTTTTGCCGGAGTACGACCAGCGTTGGTACAATTGCTTGCGCAGTGCGCGCATGCCGATGCGCCAGGCACGATCCCGATCCAGCACACCATCAATCGTAATGCTGTCAACCTTTAAGCCCAGGCTTCCATCTATTCGGCACTCGACTGTTTCCTCGCTCCATGTGTTGGCGTCTCGGTATTTCACGTCGACGCCGTCGAAATCGTCCTGCCCGGGCGCTGTGAAGCTGGCCGTGAGCTCGTCGACAAGTTCGTGATTCGTGATCGTGCCGCGCACTGGCTGCACGCCTTCACGGATTGCGCCGATCAGGCCGTCGGTAAGTGTGAGGTGGCTCACGCCTGCCGCGAAGATCGTTTGCAGCACCTCGCGCACCGAAGACTGCTCGGTGTACTCGAAGTCGAAGGTTTCGCCGCGCGGCGTCCAGTAATTCGCCTCCAGTTCCAGCAGCTTGTCGATGTCGACCTCGTCAGCGCTGATGCCTAAGCTCGAAAGCACATGAATCGCTGCATCGCTGATCGAGCGCCCGGTACCGCCCTCATACAGCCGCTCAGCAACGAGCGAGACGCGCCGGTCGGACTGCGCGCCCAGCCGATCACCTGTGCGGATCGTCATCGCGATGGTCGTCACGCCTTCATATGCCGTCGGCGCTGCTAGTTGCGAGCGCAGGCCATACCAGTAGATCGTATCCCGCGTATTGCCGCCGCCCTCCGGCGACTCGCGGCGCAGCCTGAACTGCGGGCGCAACGCATACGGGTAATCGACGCTGAATGTGATCCCCAGCGCATCCTCGCTGTTTTCGGTGATCTCATGCGTGATCCTTGTCCAGGTGCCGCCCAAGGCTGCATCGCGCCATTCAACAAACACCCTGACCGTGGCCGCCCGGCGGTGGCCGTTCGATTTGTACCAGGCAAGACCGCCCGGAAAGTGAAGGTCGTACTCGGACCGCAGTGTCAGCTCTTGCTCTGGCGTGGCCATGAATGGACCGAGCCAGTTGATGTCCAGACTGCCGTCAGACCCCAGCGAGAAGTCCAGCAGCGTGCGCGCCGCGAACCCTGCCCAACCGGTATCGACAACCCCGGTATCGGTCAGGCGCTGCACGGTCATGGTTAGGCCGTCAACGGCGGTGACGTTGTAGCGGTGACCGCGATAGCCCAGCGCAATCCGCTGGGAGCCGTCATCCAGGCCCGCAAACGGCGTGCCGCTCTCGTAGTTCAGCTCGATGTATGCCTGCTGCTCGGCAGTACCGCCGGCGGATGCCGACCCCACGGTATAGATCGGGCCGACACCGAACAGCGCCACCGGCGCGCTCGACTGTGATAACACACCGCCTTTATAAGGGCTGCCTGGTTCTGCGATCAGCAGTCGACCCGAGTTGTCCTGCGCGGTCAGCCCCATGCCGCCAAGTTGAGAAGTGATCGCCGCGACCACACCGCTCATGTTCACGTAGTTTGACGCTAGCGATATGGTGCGCGTGATGCTCTGATAGGTGATCGTCCAGACGACCGAGTTTGTGCCGGAAAAGTCGTACCGGGCCGGAGCCGCGCTGGCTTGTACCGAGGACGGCGAACCGCCAGAGCCGGCCACGGGCGGCACGTATGGCGAGTAGTTCGCGACGACAAGGTCGTAATCAATGTCGGTCGATAACGTGACCTTCATGCCGGCGAACGGCGCCAAATCATCAAGCGACCCAGCGATGCGGTCGTAAGCGCCAACGCTCGAAACCGTGTAGCTGTTTGGCGTGCGCATGGTGACCGTCACGCCCGCATCCCAGGCTTCTGGAAACTCTGGATCTTCACCCGCAAGACTGACGCTCAGGCCGCCCAGCAGCAGCGCATCTGCAATGACCGACGTGCCACCGGAAGCCGTCGACGCTGTGTCGAGCCCGGATGTGCCGGCATCCGTGCCGCTCACCTCGCCCACGCTGTACCAGTTCTGCGCGCGCGGATCGCCCGCCAGACTTTCGCTGGGACCGTAGATCGTGTAGCTGGCATCGGTGCCGAACGCGGCGAGGGGCGTATCACCGATCTTGATGCTGCTCGGCAGGATCGTATGTGAACCGGCGCCGACACACAGGCAAAGGCTGGTATGTAACTCGTTGCGATTCACGAACCGGTTGACGGGCTGCACCACGTAATCGGGATAGACCTTGTACCGTCCGAGGATTTCTCGAATCGGCTCGTTGACCTTCGCCCGGTTCGCCTTCGCGGGGTTTAGGTCAATGGTGTCGCCCTGCCCCGGCGTTGACGCGCCAGGAGTGCTCATGGTCAGCACCATGACGATCGCAACAGCAGCAATGGCCAGCGCAGCCCAAGCTGCTACGGCCACTGCTGTAGCTCTGGCCTGCGGGTAGATCCGCAGATCAGTGTCAGGCATGACGACAAAGCTTTCCCACGCCTCAACCGGCAGCGTTGCGCCGTCTACATCAATGCAGATGGGGTGCTCGCGCTCCAGGGTGAAATCTGGAGCCAATTGCTTGAGCCAGTCAGTCAAGGGAAATGGCTTGGTGACTGGATGGCTTTCCAGCGGCTCACCGTGCAATCGGCTCGGGTAGATCCTGATCATCGGTAATACTCCACCTGGGCAAATTTCCGCTCAAAGCGCTTGAGCGGGGTCAGCGTGACATTGCGGCGCGGGTTGATCTCCAGAACCTCAAGCGCGCCGTCGATTTCCAGCACGATTGCGACGTGGTCCTGAACTCGCCCCCG